AAGACCTCGACGAAGATAAAACCCGAAGAATGGATTGAAAATTACTTCGTGCAAGAGACTGCTTATGCTTGCATGTATTATGAAATGACTGGTATTCCGGTCAAGAAACTTATTACCATTATGGTAGCTGAAAACGGAGAATGTGTCGTCTATGAAAAACGCAACAAGGGTCACTATATTAAACTTCTCACAGAGTACATCAAAAAGTTTGTCGAACACAAAACAGGAGCCTATGGAGAATCCGGTTGACGATCTAATTAAGGAGAAGTTCTTGTGCCAAGCAAAGTTTGCACAAGAGATTGAAAGTTTAGTCAAGACTTACAACTTTAATTATATTGACGCAATACTTACTTTCTGTGAAGAGAACAAAATTGAGATGGAGTCAGTAGGTAAACTAATTTCAAAACCACTGAAAGAAAAACTTAAGTATGATGCCATCCAACTTAACTTTCTGAAGAAAACCACCAGAGCAAAACTTCCATTGTGATTTTTAATTTTGATGATGACACCAATTGATGTATACAAAACATACTTAGCATTCAAAAATCATTTTACAAAAGAGAGTTATAGTTACTTCAAATATTCTGGAAAGTCCAAAGCATCTACTCAGGCATATAACAATCGCAAAGATCGTTATTTCTTTGAGCGTATGTCTCGCAAGAAAACCGATGACGAAATCAAAGAATATTTTCTAGCAAACTTTGTTGAGTGTGATGATCCCGATCGTCTATGGATTGGTGAGATCATCTCGACTGGGGAAGATAGTTATAAATCTTGGGCAAAAAGGTTCCAAGGTTTAACTTATTTGTTTCAGACTGAGATTGAAGTATTTTTTCGCAAAGAAAACTTTGAGCAGTTATTTACTGTAAAAGGCCAATCACACCCTGAGATACTCAAAAAGTATTTGCAGGGTGCTTTGTCTATAGAGACAATGGTAATCCTAGATGTTATTCTAGGTTACTCAAAGAATTTTGATAAAAAACTTACAGATCCTGTATGGGAAACCGTCAGTTTAAAAATCAAAAAATATAAACCTTTCCTAAATATTGATGTGACCAAATACAAAAACATCTTAAAAGAGCAAGTCATATGAGCAAGTTTTTTGAGTCAGAGGTTGTCCGAGACACCGTAATGGAATTGGAAAACATGCAGAGACAACTTGCCGCCGATATGATTGGTATCGGTAATTATAGTGAGCAAGAAAAGAGAGATCATCTTAAATTACTTAAGGCATTTTTGGAGAAGCAGAAGTTATTTTTCTTCCGTGTTTCTCTCTCAGATGATCCCGATGCTTTGATGATAAAGCAAAGAGTCCTTGACGCTGCTAAGATGTTTGGTTATACTGAAGTCGATGGTATGGACAAGTTCTTCCAAAAACTGGACAAGACCATCGAACATCTAGAGCAATCCCTTGACAGGTAGGGATCCATGTTATATAATATACCTGTCGTTATCCAACGTATCCTAATCCATCCTAATCAATCCTATGTCTTTTCAAAATCTCAAGAAGCAATCTCGCTCCGGTTCTCTCACTGATAAACTGATCAAGTCTGTAGAGAAACTCAACGATAAGGGCAACGGTGCTGACGAGCGTATCTGGAAACCATCAGTCGATAAGACTGGTAATGGTTTTGCTGTCATCCGTTTCCTTCCTGAAGCAGAAGGTTGCGATCTTCCTTGGGCACGAGTCTACACTCATGCATTCCAAGGTCCTGGTGGTTGGTTGATCGACCAATGTCTGACCACCAAAGAGCAGAAGTGTCCCGTTTGTGAGTACAACTCTAGTCTGTGGAATAACGGCACTGATGCTGGCAAGGAGCAGGCACGCAAGCAAAAGCGTAAACTGTCCTACTACAGCAACATCTTTGTTGTCAGCGATCCTGCTAACCCCGACAACGAAGGCAAAGTCTTCCTCTACAAGTATGGTAAGAAGATCCATGACAAGATCATGGAAGCAATGAAGCCTGAGTTCGCTGACGAAGAACCCATCAATCCCTTTGACTTCTGGCAGGGTGCAAACTTCAAACTGAAGATCCGTAAGGTTGCTGGTTACCAGAACTATGACAGCAGTGAGTTTGCACGTCCTTCCGCACTCTTCGATGACGATGACAAACTGGAGAAGATCTACAACAATCTCCATGATCTCAACGAGTTCCTTGATCCCAAGAACTTCAAGTCCTATGATGATCTGAAGAAGCGTCTTGATTACACTCTTGGTAACAAGGGTACTCCTAAGATGCAAGATCAAGAGACTCAAGAAGAGGAAGCACAGTGGGAGCGTGAGCGTCGTGGTGATTACTCTGAACCCGAAACTACTTCTACTAGCACCAGTAGTTTCAATGATCCTGATATCATGGCATCAAGTTCTAGTAGTGAAGAAGAGGATGATTCCCTCAACTACTTTGCTAAACTGGTCAACTCCTGACCTTTACACCCGCCGAAAGGCGGGTTTTTTTATACCCCAAATTCTCTAGGATTGTATGTATCTTTGAGTCTACTGGTGATGTATTGAGAAGATCTTTCATACTTCATCATTTCTTTTAACTCAGAAGTAAGCATTGCAACGTATTCTGGTTTTGGAATCTGAATTATTCTTTTAGCATTATTTTTTCTAATTTCATAATCATAATTTGATACTGGACCAGCAGCACTTTTGGTTACTTCTGTTAAACCTGAAGTATATGTGATTGTAAAATCGGAATCAACTATCATTCCTTTTCTCAATACAATTCTATCAAACTCGTCTCTAATTTCTCTTGTTTCATAGTGATGGATTCCTACGATCCCTTCTTCACTGCTATACTTTTCTAGCATATACCTATGGAGTTGATTGTTGTCCAGAGGCCATTGATCTTTTATGTTGATAATATTATTAACTGTAAGTATTAACCAATCCAATTCAGGATCTTCATAAAACTTTTCGGCAACCATTTCTGGTCTTTCGCCATCTTCGATCTCATAAAAATCAGCAAAGATGAGTCCATCCAAAAGATCTTCTCTTAATGCTGCTCTACGAAAAAAGTTTTTAACTTCGAGTTTTTCATTACTTCGACTTGAACCTGGGAGTCTGGATGTATAGAGTAAGTTCGGTAAAGTTTTAAAGTACATTAGTATCCTACCTCCTGAGTTGTTACTGCTTGATAACCCTGGACATTGTATTCTGGAATGCTACCTGGTCTATTTTTTTGTTCAAATTCATTCAAATAATCGCTAGAGTAAATTGGTTCTAATTCTTCCAGTCTAAGTGTCAATGTATTTGCAGTGGGTTGTCCATTATCATATGCTGCCCATGTTCCTTCAGGAGTATAACTCACACTGCAACCTGTGACGGCACAAGTTTTGAGTCTATGCATTCCTGCTATTTGAGATTCATTTGATGTTTGGAACTTTACTCTAAAAATGTTAGGTGTCCCTAGTAATAATGATGATCCACCTGCTTTATCTGCCGTTGTCCTTACTGCCATTCCTTGCTTGAAGAAACGAATAATATTATTAATCATCGCTGCTTCTCCGGGATCTCTTGGTGCTAGTTTCCAAGAGTATTCAAATTTTCTCAGAGTAGGAGCATTGAACATCAGTTCCATGTTACTATTTGGAACAACTCCAATACCTCTTTTTAAAAGTGATTCCGGTGAAACATTTACTCCCGCAGCGGATAATATTTTTCCAGTGGCTGCACTTCCTATTAACGCTCTTGATTCTGCATTTCCATTTACAGCGTCTGCTACACCTGTATTTTGCTGTAAAAGTCTAAGAAGAACCGCAAGACTGCCTGCCCCTTGAACACCTGTAACACCACCGATAATGCTACCAATCAGAGCAGCAGTTCCAGTTCCAACAAAATCTCTGTTGACTCCACTTGTTATCGCTGCAGATAAATTATTCATCGCATCACCACCCCAATCTACATTATTAGAATCTGAAAGACTATTTGGCATCGGGAGTTTAATCTGTCCGATAAACATTTCTTTTGTAAATGCAGTTCTTCTTTGGTATCCTTCAGATAATAATGTTGCTGGATCACCGAATACTAACTCTTTAGTTGGTGGTCTATATTCATACTGTTGAATTGACATGTGATCTTGAGCATTTTCACCGCTATAGATTGCATCAAATGGGTACTTAAGTACTTTGTTT